AAGATTTTACAGCAGAAAGTCGAAGACAAATGCAAAGACATGGGTCTCTCGAAAGAGTTCGTGAATGGCTTAACCGAGTTGCTCGGTGCAGACATTGCCGACGATTTCACCGACGAAGCGGCCATTGAAACTACCGCCAATCGCATTGCCGAAGCTGCCAAGAAAACGCAGAGTGAGGCTACCAGATGGGCGCAGAAAAACAAGCCGACACCGCCTGCCCCACAGCCTCAACCCCAACCAGCTCCCACCGAGAGCGACGAAATGAAAAAGTGGCGCGAGGATATGGATAAGCGCTTCAAGGCCATCGAGGATGAAAACAAACTCCTCCGTGCCGAGAGGCAAAAGCAGGAACGTACTGCCAAGATTGGTGCAGCCTTTACCAAACATCACATTCCCGAGTATCTGCGCGAGTATGTGACTGTTCCCGACAGCGTAGAGGATGCAAAAATCGACGAGTACGTTGGTGGTATGGCTCAGAAATTCGTTACCCAGCAGCTGCCCGGTATGGAGGACTCCAGCCGTCAAGTTGCGAGTAAGGAGGAGACTCAAGCCGCTGCTGACAAATTCTTCGAGAACCTCAATGTCAAACCCAAAGAAAATCAGTAAAAAATGAAGAGACGAACCAAATCCTACGACGGCTCTCGTCCTATAGCCACCGGCGCACTCACTCGTGAGGTCGGTGGATTCCTGCTGGACCAGACGAGCCAGACTTTCGTGGAGGGCGATGTCATTTCTGCTGGTACTCTCGCACGTCGCGATGAGAGCACTCGCAAGGTGCTTATCATCAAGACTGCCAAGGTCAAGGCCATCAACGAAAGCGATGCCAAGATTGTGACGCTGGAGAGCGATGCTTTTCTTGGTCCCAACTTCGCAGTCGGCGACAAAGTGCTCAAGACCGTTTCCGGCACCTACGCCAACGCCCCTGCCATCAACGCAATCAGCGACACCGCCAATGGATGCGTTATCACTCTCTCTGCTGCCATCGACGGCCTTGCCGTTGGTGACGTGCTGCAGAATGTCTATAAGAGTGGTAGCAATGCTGCCATCTACAAGGCCAACTGCGTCGTTGTTGCTGACACTACCGTTCGCGAGGACGGCAACGAGACCATCGTTGATGTGTGTGCTGACACTATGCAGTACGCCATCTACGAGCGTCGCATCCTCCCGGTGCCCGCTGCCCAGAAAGACACTACTGGTGTCTACCTCGCAGAGAACCCCCACATTCGTTTCACCTCTATGCAGTAAAGAAAGGAGATTAAGCAATGGCAAACAAATCGATTTTTGCAGATGCCCAGAACGGCCTGCTCCGCAATCTGAAGCCGCTTGACCTCATCGGCTTTATGCAAATCCTCTTCGACAAATACGAGGAGGCAGAGGTCGCGAAGTTCACTCCTATGCTGGTGGACCGCTATTTCACCTACAACCCCGTGCAGATGGGTCTCACCGCCGAGGCTCTGATGGGTCAGTACAACTTCCGCGTGATGGCCACGGTGCTCGGAAACGACTCCGACGTGCCTCTGCGTGGTACGACTGGCTTCTCGGCTTGGACGCACGAGATACCTCGTATCGGTCACAAGTACCCGATGGAAGCCTCTCGTCTGCGCCAGCTGTACCAGGTGCTGGAGAGTGTCCGCACCACCGATGCGGCCAAAATCCGCCAGCTCCAGAAAACCATCTTCAACAACGTGCAGGATGCCTACCTCGGCTGCAAAGACACTCTGGACTACATCTTCATCCACTCCATCTTCCACGAGGGTGTGGTTGAGTTCACCACCTCATTCAACAATCCCCAAGGCCCTGCGACCTATAAGATTGACTATCTGATGCCCGAAGAGAACAAGAAAGTTTCCAAGGATGGTAGTGGCAACAACCTCGAATGGACTGCTGCCAACTCCGCTGCTGGAAACCTCAATATCTTCGAGCAGCTGCAGGACATCGTTCGCGAAATGACCGATAAGGGCATTGCCGTTGGTGAAATGATGATGTCGCCCAAGATGTTCGTCCTCATCCAGCGCGATAAGGTTGTCCGTAAGATGGTTTACGGCAACGATCGTTCCTCGGCCCTCGTCACCATCCCCGACCTCAACGCTGCGCTGACCGCCTACGGTCTGCCTCCCATCACGCAGGTTACTCGCCGTATGGCCATCGAAAAGGACGGCAAGCGTTCTCTCGTTGACCCCACTATGGATAACGAGAACGATAGCGAGCGCATCGTGTTCCTGCCCGCTGGCAACCTCGGCGAAATCCAGCCCTCTGTTGAGGACAGCGACCTCGTTCCCGAGACTAACGTGTCCTACATCAACTCCAATGACGGCATCAAGGTGTCGCAGTGGAGTGTTGGTGACAGCTCTGGTCAGAAGCCCACGGAGTACACGCAGGCTGCTGGCCGTCTGCTGCCCATCATCACCGAGATTAAGGGCATCTACAGCCTCAAAGTCACGAACCTCTCCTAAACCATCGTAAGCCATGACGAACCTCGAAGCACTCATTGCAGAAGTAGAACCCTACACCGTCAGCCCTCTTACCTATAGTAAGAAACTGGCAGACCGTTCTATCGACGAGACCGCCGCTTACGCACCCTCTAACAAGGTGGAGATAGCCAAGTGCGCTATCTCCATACTTGTTGCCCTGCTTCCCCTTGCAAGCGATAGTACTGGCCGTGCCTCTCAATCGTACAGCAAGGAGGGTCTGGAGGACCGTATCAAGGCACTCTGCGACGAGAATGGTCTGGATGCAAGCGAGTACATCGAGATACCTACGGTGGTTTGCTATCACAACCTAATCTGATGCTTATGCGCTGGAATGCCACATTTCGCTACCAAAAGGCGAGCACCCCGACCCGCGATGCCAATGGACTTCTGACCAAGCCCACTGCCTCGGGTTTTGTGCCGG